CGAGGGAGAATTACTATTATATCTTACTAGAACAGGAACACACAGTGATTTATTTTAATATAAAAAACGCTTATAGTAAAAATATAGGCGTTTTTTTATTGTATGAAAAAAGGAGAGAAAAACAATGGAAAATAATACAACATTTGATTATGAACAGGAAGTAAAACAATTACCAAGCAAAGAAGAAATATTGCAAAATGAAGACGAAATGATTGCAGGATTGTTAGAAGCAGCAGCATTTAAAAGCGATGATAGCTTACAAAAGAAAATAGAAATCAAAAGAAATGGTAAATTGCTATTTTCTTTTTTTGTAAGACCACTTACAGAAGAAGAAATACAAGGCTGTAGAAGGAAAGCGACAAAAAGACGTCCAGACCCAAGAGGTAGACAATTTGGTATGATAGAATTAGAAACAGATTATTTTAAGTTAAGAAGCTATAAAATTATTGCTGCAACAGTAGACAAAGGACAGGGAATATTGTGGAAAAATAAAAAGCTAAAAGATAGTTTAAATGTCATAGATGATGTAGATGTAGTAGAAACGGTGCTTATGGCAGGAGAAAAAGATAGAATTAGTAATATCATTGATGAAATTAGCGGATATGGTGCAGATGATTTTACACTTGAGGATACCGCAAAAAACTAATTGAAGCAGGTGGAAAAGCATATTTGTTACATAGAATATGGCAGACAAAAGGAAAACTGCCACATGAAGTATTATCACTCAATAAAGGAGAACAAGCTTTTTTGTTTGCCAGTGAGTTAGTAGCAGCAGAAAACAAAGAAAACTTTTCTTGCCCATTATTTAAGAAGTAATAAAAGTGAGTGCTTGCATTTTGTAAGCACTTTCTTTTTTATATTGAGGTGGTGAAATTGGCACAAACCGTAGTAATTGACATTGCAGCAAGGCTGCAAGACCAAACAAGTGCAGGCGTACAAAAGGTAAGAGAAAATGTAGACAGGCTGGGAAAAAGCATTGAAAAAATGAAAAAACAGATGTCTAAAATAAAAAAGAGCGAGGTAGCTTTAAATGTAAAAGATAAGGCAACACAGGCAATAGAAAAAATTTCAAAAACAGTTTCTAATTTAGGCAGAAAAACGTGGAATGTATCTGTTAAAGTATTGGACAAAGCAACTGCACCGTTAAAAGGTATACTCAATATGCTGAAAAATCCCATATTTCAGGCTGGTGCTGTACTAGGCATATCGGCAGGAGCAGCAAGCACTTTTCAGACTTATCAAAATTTTGAAAAAAGTATCAGTAATGTCAAAGGATTAAGTGGTGCAAATGCTGCTGATATGGCGGAATTAACAAAAGTAGCTAGAGAAATGGGAAAAACTACAACAAAATCAGCAAGTGAAGCAGCTGACGCATTAGGATATATGGCTCTAGCTGGTTGGGATAAAGACCAAATGAAAGAAGCAATACACCCCGTATTGCGATTGTCTGAAGCTGGTAATTTGGATTTAGGTAGAACTAGTGACTTAGTGACTGATAGTATGAGTAGCTTGGGTATTAACGGAAAAGAAGACGGAGCATTGCAAAGTTATTTAGATAAAGTTGCAAAAACAGCTTCTAGTTCGAATACCAATATTGATGCTATGATGGAGGCATTTTTAGAATTTGGCGGCACTGCAAAAAATAGAGGAATTGCTCACGATGAAGCGAGTGCTTTAATTGGTGTGCTTGCAAATAGAGGTGTCAAAGGCAGTGAAGCAGGAAATGCTTTAAATTCTGTACTACAGAATTTAACAATGGGCAATGGAATTGCAGGAACAGCAATGAAAAAATTAAATTTAAGTGCCTATGACGCACAAGGCAATTTTAAGGGATATGCTAATGTATTAAAAGAATTAAACGATAAAATAAAAGATTTGTCACAGGAAGAAAAAGACTATTATTTAGGTGCAATAGGTGGCAAAACACGAATGAGTGAGTTACAGCATTTGTTATCTGGTGTGAGTGGAGAATATGACGAATTAAAAGATAAAGTAGCAAATTCAAGTGGTGCATTGGAAGAAATGGCAAATATTATGAATGACAATATTTATGGTGATGTCAAAGCATTGCAGAGTGCTGTAGAAAGTGTACAGCTTGATTTTATGGATAAATTTCAACCAAGTGCCAGAAAGTTTTTACAGTGGAGCAAAGACTTAACACTTTCATTTGGACAGAAACTTACAAAAGCAGCAGAAAAATTCCAATATAGAATAGAGAAAATAGAAAGTACAGTAAAAGAGTTTAAAAGCAGTAAACAATGGCAAAATGCTGATTTGTCTGAAAAAATCAGTATTGCATGGGATAAAATCATAGCAGAACCTTTTGCACAGTGGTGGAGTAGTAAAGGGAAAGAATGGGCTTGTGGTGTAGCGAATAATATAGGTTATGGTATTAGTTCTGCATTGACAGCGGGCATTTCTGCACTATTAGGGATTGATTTGGGAGAAGCAGCAGATAGTGGCTTTGATATTGGCAAAAGTTTTGCAGAAGGTTTTATCAATGGTTTTGATGGCAGTAAAATATGGCAAGGACTCAAAGAGAAGTCAAAAGAACTTGTTGTAAATGCTTCTAAAATATTGCCTGGTGGAGAACAAGCAACAGGCGGTAGTTGGCTTTCTGCTGGACTACTAGCTTATGGTGGTATCAAAGCAGGAAAGGCATTAGGGGCAGGAAAATTACTAGGTAAACTAGGAAGTGGAGCAGCAGAAACAGTTACTTCAGCAGCAAAAGCAGTAAAACCAGTAGCACAAAATGCTAATAATTATGTTGACTTTTGGAAAAATGCAAATTTACATAGTGTAACAACAAGAGAGGCAGCAATAAAAAGCTATCAAAAAACTTTAGATGGTTTTGTTTCTTTAAAATTAGTTCCGTCTCTTGAGAAATTGAAAAAAACACCTAGTATAGGAAAAGCAGGAAAGTTTTTAAAAGGAAATGGATTAAGTTTATTGTTTTCAGCAGCAGCTGTAATGCAGGCAGAAGACAAGAAAAAAGAAACAGTTGTACAAGGTGGTAGTTTTGCTACTAGTTTAGCTGGTGGTTCTTTGGGAACAAAAATAGGTGCAGCAATCGGTACAGCAATAGCACCTGGTGTAGGTACAGCAATAGGTGGTGCAATAGGAGGATTGGCAGGTAGTATTGGTGGTTATATGGGTGGTGAAAAACTTTTTAGAGGATTGACAGATTATTTTAAACCAGAAGAAGAAAGAGAAACAGAAGCCATTAAAAATAATATTAGCAATACACAAAGTATAAGAAGTGACTTAAAAAATGTAAACGATTTGATATGGGAAACAGAATATCTCAAAAAAAGGTGGCAGGACGTAAGAGAAGAACTTTCTAAAACGGATTTGTCACAAGAGGATAGATTACAAAAGCAACAGGAATTAAATGATATTGTAGAAGAATTATCTTCTCTTTATCCTAGTATGATAAGTGCAGAAGATGTAATTAACGATAAACTAGATGAAAGAATTGAAAAAGTACAAAAATTGAACGAGTGGGAGAAAAAACTACAATTTGCAAATTTGAAAAAACAAAATTTAGAAAATGCTAAAAATTTTGATAAAGTAAATGAAGATTATATCAATGGTAAAAAAGAAGTTACAAATTTAGAAAAAGAAGAACAAAGAATGGAAAATATCAGAGAAAAAATGCAGGATTTGATATTAGAGAGCGAAACATTGGGTAAAAAACTAGAAACATTGGAAAAGGAAGGCAAAGCAACTTCTGACCGTTATAAAAGAATACAAGAAAAAAAGAAATCGGTTGATTATGAAATGGATAATATAATGAAAGAAAATGGTTTTGAATATGGTACAAAAGAAGGTCAATTTTTACCAGGTGATATAGCAGGTACTGCATTAGAAGCAATAGACTCTTATATGGGCAAACTTTATGAACAGTATGCAGCAGCATTAGAAAAAGATGCAGAAGTAGAGAAAATATTAAGCGACTGGAGAAATAGCGAACTACAGCAAATTGAAATAGAATATGGGGAACCAATAGAGCAAGCAATACAAAAGTATGATGAAATGGACGCTGCGGGACAGCAAGCATTAGAAAAAGCCATCAGAAAGGTGATGGAGTTAGATGAGAAATATAAAGCATTACCAGATAGAATTGTTACAGAAGCAATGTTTAAAATAGTATATAGTGGTGTTCAACCTCAAGATATGATAAAGAGATTTACAAATCCTTTAGGAACAGGAATTAGTATGGCTTTTGATAAATTTACAAATCAAAGTGTAGATAAAAAAGCGATGGGAGGTATTGTCAATAAACCACATTTAGGAATGATTGGAGAAGCAGGAGCAGAGGCAATTATACCTCTTACTGGTACAAATAAACATAGAGGAATAGCATTATGGCAGCAAACAGGGGAACTCTTAGGCACGCTGCCAAAACACGCAAGGGGTGGTATATTTGGTGGAAGTATAGATTATAAGTCTATGTTTGATGAAGCAGAGAACAAAAAAGAAGCAATACCAAGTAGTATTACAATTAGTTTAGGAGGTATGAATTTTACATTTACAGGTAATACAGCAGCAGATAAAGAAAGTATTATCACAACAATAAGGCAACAAATGCCAGAAATTGCAAATGAAGTAGCAGAAACCATTGCGAAAGAGTTACAGAAGTTATTGCCAAATATGAAAGCAAATATTGCATAGTTTGTTGAAAAATGAAAAATCCTATGATATAGTTATTTCGTAATGTTTTAATAACTATATTATAGGGGGAGTTATTTTGAAAAGACTAATGTATTTTGTAGGAATGTGTGCTTTATGTGCCACGATAGCTACGGCTTGTACAAACAATGAAACAGAAACAAAAAACGAACAAGAAGTAACAAATTTAGAAAAAGAAACTGTTAAAGATACAACAGAACAAAAAGAGAATGATGTAGCTATTGAAGTAAAGGGAGAATACTTTATTATCAATAAAGAGCTTTTTAAAGATGAATTTAACTTTATAGCATCTAATATGGAGATACCCGAAATGAAGAATTGGGAGTATCAAGAATGGGAACTTGGTGGTGATAAAGTTCAATACTATTTTTCAACTGTTGATAATGAGTTTAGTATTAAGCTAATGAAAGCTGAACAGGGACAAAATTTTGATACTATTTCAGTGGATAGTGTATATAATTCAGAAGAAGATGATACTAAAGTGTTTGCTACAATGTTTGCAGTAGCTATGATGTGTGAACAGTTTAATAGTTCTGATATTTCACAAGAATTTCGAGAAAAATTTGGAAATGACATGACAAAGGCTTTTATGGACGTCATTAGCACAAAAGAAAGAAAATATATACATGGAAAAAAATGTGCATATGCTATTTCGTATAATGCTTCCGATGTTTCTGCTGATACAATACTTTTTGTTGCAATGCCAATTGAAGAAGAGAAAATCTCTACAGAAAATGATGGTGAAGCTGAAACAGAAACAAATAAAATTTCTACAGATACCTCTAAACCAACGGAACAAGAAATAGAGATTTATAATTATATTAATAATTTGTTAGAAATGGGAGTAGATACTTCTCAAGAGCCATCTGTTAGCGAAATAGCAAGTTATTTTGGTATTAGTGAAGAAATGGTAGACGGAAATTATAATGCCTATAAACAAGGTTATCTTGAACATACTTATGAAGATTATTGTGATAAGTTAACATCTGAAAAATATGGAATTTCTATTGATGAAATAAATAAAATTTGGACAAAAGTTTATTCTTATGAAAATAAATAAACATAATAATGAATTAAAGAAATACCTCAGATAATTTTTCTGAGGTATTTTTGGCGTTAGACATTTAATCTATCTTTTAGTGCGTCTTGCAATACACGAGATAAACTTAATCCAGCTTCTATTGCTTTATCATCTAACCATTTTGGTATACTGACAGTTCTTTTTACTGCACGATTGTCTTTCACATCAACACGAATAAAATTTACAAATTCGTCTGATGTGATTTCAATACTTTTTAAATCACTTGCAGAAGGAATACTTTGTTTTTTGTCTATAAGATATTCTAACCATTGTGTTAAAGCATATTGTGCCATATACATAGCATTTGCTAATGATTTACCTTCTGTGATACAACCAGGTAAATCAGGATAGGTAATGGTAAAAGTATTGTCTTCATTTGCATGAAATATAGCGGGATAAACATATTCTGCCATAGTAAAAACCTCCTTATAGTATAGTAATATATTTGTTTTGAAAGCAGGGCTTATTTTAACCCTGCTATTTTCAGTATTGCTCTTGCTGTATTTTCGTTTATTTCACGATGTCTTGGGACTTGTACTGGACGTGCATTTTCTTTTTCGTAGATAGTATGATTTCCATCATCTCGGTCTATATGATAACCAACAGCTTCTAGCTTTTTGATTAAGTCCCTACGTTTCATTTGACCACCTCCTATAACAATATTATATTACGTAATTTACGTAAAGTCAATAGAAATTATGTAATTTACGTAAAAATATTTTTTACTCCCAAATAGAAAGTTGAGGTGATAGCTATAAAAATCATATTAACAGAGTGTGACACAGGGAATTTTATGACATTTCCTATGCTGCCAGAAGAAATAAAAGTAGATTGTGCTACAAGATTTCAAAGTTATGATATTATGAATATTGGTGAGGTGATGCAGCCACTAGGAGAGGATTTAACGAGAATATCGTGGAGCTGCAAAATACCAGGTGAAAAAAGACAAGTCAAAAAGGAAAATGGAAGTTATCAAAATCCCTACATTATTGTTAGCCACGGCGACCCTTTAAAGGTGCAGTCGTGGTTTTCTTTTTTAAGAAATAGAGGAATAAAATGCAGGTTACTGATTACAGAAACACCTGTCAATCATGAGGTATATTTAGAAAGTTATACTATGACCTATGCAGGAGGATTTGGAGATTATGACTGTGATATTTCATTTGTTCATGCTAAAGAGTTAAAAGTTTGTACAGAAGGAAATGAGAGCGACAACGAAGAAGGCACAACAAAAGCAGTCACACCACAACAACAGCAAAGACCAGAAAAAAAGTCAGATACTTCTTATACTGTCAAAAAAGGGGATTGTTTATGGGACATTGCACAATCAAAATTAGGAGCAGGAAACAGATACCAAGAAATTGCGACATTAAATAATATTCCAAATCCAAATAAAATTAGTGTAGGACAAGTGTTACTGCTTCCTGTATAAGGATGTGATAATTATGGCAGAAGTAGATATTACAAAACTAAAATACAGTGTAAAAGCCTTTTTTTCTTCTGGTGAAGTAATGGATTTGACAGGATTATGTACTTCATTGACGTGGGGAGAGGAAAAAGACAGTATTGCACAAAAGGCAGAAATCAAACTAGCAAATATCAAAATAGACAAAGGATATATCAGTGATTTGATAGAACTTTGTACACAAATAGTAATTTTTGTAAATGAACAAGAGTATTTCAGAGGAATTGTATGGGATTGGAGTTACACCAGTGCATTAGAAAAAGAATTGTCATTTACAGCATATGACAAAATGATATATTTGACACAAAGCAAAGGCAATACATACTATTCTAGTGGAAAAAGTACACAGTTTTTAGTAGAAGATATTTGTAAAGAATGGAATACAAATGTTCGTGAAGATTTGAAAATTAACGTATTGTATGAATGGGAAAGCTGGACGCATGGAAAGACGCCTTTAAAAGATATGGAAATCAGCAGGCAATTAACAACAGTGCTAGATGAGGCACAAACAAAACTAAACAGTAAATATGTTATGCTTTTTGAAAAAGACACACTCATTATCAGGAAAAAAGGCAGTAATACAGATATTTACTATTTTCACGGCAAAAATGTAGAGAGTACCACAAATCGTTTGACATTGCAGGGATTGGTTACAAAAGTGTTAGTATATGGAAAATCAGAAGAAGACAAAAGACCTCCACTATTAAAAACAATAGATGGAAATTTGGAATATGGCACATTACAAGAGATTGTCACAAAAGACAGCAACAAAACATTAGAAGATGCAGAAAAAGAAGCACAAAACATATTAAAAGAAAAAGGAAAGCCAGAGGAAAATATTTCTATATCTACAATAGATGTACCTATGATGAGAAAAGGCGACAAAGTAAAAGTATTTGCAGGCAATTTATCAGGATATTTTATTGTAGAAGGAATAACACACAATGGCTTTGAAAAAACGATGGAATTGGAGCTGGAAAGAATATGAAAGGATTTCAACATTTGGGAAGTGTGATAAGGCAAGAAGTGCAAAACGGTATAAAAAGCCCTTTAGTACTAGATTTTGGTGTGATACAAGAGGATTACAGCCTTTTGACAAATACCTATCCCATTCCTATCCCCATAGAGGACTATTCTATATGCAGAGGTGTGAGCTGGAACCCAGCAAAGCCTATGACAATGACGTGGTGGCAGGGAGAAGACCCTGTTGTAGAAGGCTGGGAAGAAGAAGATTGGAGTGAAAAAGGCTGGCAGGGAGGAGAGATATATTTACATAAACCACCAGATACATTCCCAGACCACGAACATAATGCCAAAGGAAAACATAATCATAGTGTTTGTAGCACTGGTATACATTATCACGATGTGTATTTACCCGATAAAATGAGATGGATAAAACCAGGAGACAGAGTACTTGTAGCGTGGGTAGGTGTAGATGCCATTGTAATTGATTTGATACTCAATGCAAAGGTGGTGTTAGAAAATGGCTAATTTATTTCCTACATTTGCTGTACCTAAAGTGGTAGAAAGCGGTATCAAACAAGAAAACAGAACAAAACAAAGTTTGTATTTTGATTTTGAAAAAGGAGATATTGCATTAGATGGCAATGGAGAAATTAAAACAGCAACACCCTATGATACTTGGGTACAGTGGTGTTTAAAAACAGTGTTAACACAAAGATGGGCATTTTTTGCATATTCTTCTCAAACTGGTGTAGAAATGGAAGAAGCATTTGCACAACAAGACAGAAAGGCACAGCAAAGTTATATCGAAAAAACAGTGACAGAAGCACTTTTAGCTGACCCATATCAGAGAACAAAAAGAGTGTATGACTTTACATTTGTATGGCAAACAGATGGTGTAGAAGTGACATTTTGGGTAAATGGTTTGTGGGTAGAAGATAAAAAATTGACAGCATTTTTGATAAGATAAAAATGTGTAAAAGATGTGTATATTATAATTGATAAATGTGTATATTATATGTATAATAAAAATATAGAAGGGAGGAAACTATGAAACAAAAAGAGTTGATAAAAAAGCTAGAAAATATTGGTTTCCGATTTGAAAGACATGGAGGCAGTCATGACATTTATGCAAGAGGAAAGGAAAAAGAAACTATTCCAAGACATAAAGAAATCAACGAAAAACTAGCAAAAGCAATATTACGAAAATGGGGATTATAATATTTATCAATAAAATAGTATATATAAAAGGAGTGAAAACCGTATGAAAGCAGTATATCCTGTCATTTTTACACCTTCAGAAAATGTTATATTAATAGAAGTACCTGACTTAGAAATTTTAACAGAAGGAGAAAGTATTGTAAATGCGATAGATATGGCAAGAGATGCTATAGGATTAAAAATAATTTCATTAGAGTATGACAAAACAGAAATACCAAATCCAACAAATTTATTTGATATAAATATAGAAAATAGTACATTTGCAGAAGAAGGAAAAAGCTATGTTTCTATGGTAGATGTGGATATTACAGAATATCGTAAAAAAGTAGATAATAAATCTGTTAGAAGAAATATTACATTACCTAATTGGTTAAATGTAGAAGCAGAAAAAGCACATATTAATGTTTCAAAAGTGGTACAAGAAGCATTAATGGAAAAGTTAGGTGTTTCCAGATAATATTTATTAAAAATAATACTAAAACGCTCTTTTTAGGGCGTTTTTTATTTTATAAAGAAAGGAGGAGAAATAAATGCCATTTGTAATACCAGAATTTTTACAAAATTACAGTACAGAAAAAATACTTTCTGAAATGCTTCAAAAATTGCCAGAAAATATCAGTAAAGAAGAAAACGGCTGGGTATGTGATTTGTTTTATCCTGTAGCAATCGCATTTTCAAGAGCAATAGAGTTCACATTAGTAGAAGCTATAAAAAATGTTGTACCAAAATATTCTTATGGTGATATATTGCTGGGACACGGAGAAAATAGAAATTTGTTTTTAAAACAGGCTAGTTATGCAAAAGCAATGCTTACCATACAGGGAATTATGGGTACAAAAATACCAAAAGGGTTTGCTTTTTCTACTGTTTCTACACTAGAAGAAAGCGGTATTGTATTTTATACATTGGAGGAGTGTGAAATAGCAGAAACAGGTATTGCACCAAATAATTCAACAGAGCTACCATCAAAAAATTATCAATTTGGAGGATTTGCAACAGGAGGAAGTAGAGATGGAAATGCAACTCCAGATGATACAAGTTATGCATATGTTCAAGATAAAGCAACAGGAAGTGCAGTAACTGGATGGAGATTATTTGATGTAAGTGATGGAGTTATGAC